AATTGATATATGCTCAAGCTTTGCTTTCAAAAAACTACGACTTTTTGAAAAGATATACGTTCATCTTTGCAAACAACTTGATCTGCCCAATTTACCGAGTTTAGTTGAGTGCCATCTGCTGAACAAACTCTTTCTTCTCTCTCTTATCTATATCACCACTTTCTATCATCATGTTTTCAACTCTCAGAAACCTTGTTACCAAGACCACAGATGCTGGAAATGGCGTCTGCGAGTCCATTGAAAAGACTAGCACTTTGTTGAGTAAGCTCAATGACATGGAAGGACCTTTTTCTGAGGTTCTCTTGAATGCAACTGCAATTACTGACCGGGTTAGTAATGCTACTCTGCCTAAAGTTGAAGAGGCTGTTGAAGGAGTTAAGGAGGGTCTCTTTTCCCTCAAGTCCATATTTTCCAAGTTGGAGGCTCTTATAGCTCCGCTGTTACGCATGAACGAGTTCGTTGTTATTGCTTGGTCTTCTCTATCCAAGCTCATGTTTTCGATCTTTTCCAAGATGACAGGCAAAGGAGATGATCTGATATCATTCCTTACGAGCTTATTGCCTGAGGACATTTCTGTACCCATAGCACTTATCATTTTTGTGGGTTCCTTAGTTTTGTTGAAATTCATTCTACCAACAGCAATGATTGAGGGTTTCTTTAAACTCATTGGAAGTCTGATAACGATGGTCAAGGGCTTCGTGCTCGGACTCCTTCCAGCACGATTTGCTACATGGTTCAACAGTTTCTTTCCATGTGTGCAGACTGAACTTGAGGCACAGGGCACCAGTACTTTCGGTACGGAGACTAGTGGGTTTTCTTTCTCTGATATTTTATCAGCCACTGTTTCCATGGGATTTGTCTCTCTACTGTACTCATTTATTGGTACCGCCAAACCGGGGAAGGCAAACTTAAACCCCATTTCGACTATCTTGTGCGCCACAGGTGATCACGCCCAGAAGATGAACCATCTGTTTACCTTTTTCCGTAACGTTAAAACAACGTTGGGAGATTCTTTACTTTGGGTTGGAGAGTGGCTGTGTGATGTTACAGGATTTGCGTCCCCTCTTTCAGCCACGGTTAACATGGTCTTGAATACGGAATTATTCCAGTGGTTTAATGACGTCAACGATGCAGCAGATCCTGCTAAACGCTTGGAAAATTTTTCCAATCCAGGTTTTTGCATGGAAGCTTCCAAGCTGAAGGACAAGGCCAAATATTTTGAGGCGGAATTTGTTAAATTTCCAGTTAGTCCCTTTGTCACTGGCCGTTTCAATGTTGCAGTTTCTAAACTTGACAAGTTACTAACCGATGCTCAATCTCACAAAGGGGTTGGGCAATTTCGTGATGAGCCATTTTGCCTTCAGTTGTACGGAAAACCAGGGTGTGGTAAGACCATGTCCATAGGATTCATTATTGAGGATCTTCTCAACCGTCTTGGAGAGCCAACCACCAACCGCTTATATTCGCTGAGCAGCAAGGACGGCTACTGGTCAAACTATAACCACCAGGTTGCAGTTCTCATTGATGATTTTGGTCAAATACTTGATGCTGCTAATCAGAACGATGGCGTTAAGGACTTCATTTTTATGAAATCAAGCGCCCCAATGAGCTTATCCATGGCAGCTGTTGAAGAGAAGGGTACTCAATTCACGAGTAGATACATCTTCCTGACATCAAATCAAGCTACACCGCCACGTACAGTAGGAGTGATGGACCTTGGGGCCATTCAGCGTAGAAGAAACCTCCTCATTGAAGTGGAGAGGCATGGTCCTATTGACGAGACTTGTGAAACGCCCGTTCAAAACATTACATTCACGGTCAGAGACCCTCTTGATCCCCATAGGCGCATAGACGGCTTGTCTGACAAGACTTATCTGGAAATTCTTGATATAATCGAAGAAGCTTGCCGTAACCATTGGGCAAAAGATGCTTGGCTCAAGACTTTTGGCAAAGGTATTGAGCGCAAATTACAGGCTCAGGTAGACACAAGTGATGATGAGTTAACGGATTCCGATGATCCGCTAATGCCACCTACTCGGGGGGGTCAAGAGTACAATGACAATCAAATTAAAAGAATTGAAATAATTTCGCGCAGTTTTAGATTGTCATCATTCCAGTGTGCTTATTCAGGTCTTTTGAATTTGGAAAATCCTTTTGAGGTTGGAACTTTACCCCATGAACACTTCCAGGCTGCAGACCAACAACTTCAGTTTGAATTCCATCAGTGGAAAACCCAGCTTCTCGTGAATGGTATCAGTGATACTGATGTTCAATACTGGTCCAGACACATCACAGAAAATGTCAGGAGTCAATTTATGGCCTGGCTGCCTCTTTTCACGTTTGATGAGAAAGCCTTTGCACAACGCAGTATTTCAGGTCAAGGATACATGGCCCAATGTGTCTCTTCCAGTGATCCAGACGCTCTTGACATTTTCCAGGCATCGAGCCGCAGGTCTCAGTTTGCATTTGCACTTATTGTGCGGCAGTTTTGTGCCATTAAAGCCAAGTCAGAAGCTTCTGGGAAGAAGCCCAGCTTTGTCGCCCAAATCATGAAGTTCATCAAAGAAGCGTGGGATCTTCTTCCGTATGGTGTGAAAACGGCTATTCAGATTTATGCTTTCTTCCAGTGCACATCATTACTATTTAGAACTCTGAGCAACTTTTTGGCCCCGACCACTGCTGCCGTTATTACACAGGCCGCCACTACCACAGCCATTGATGCTCAGGCGCGTTGTTCTGGGAAAGGTAACATCTCTGGAGATGAAGTCACGCACAAGGCATCAGCATCACGCAAGACAGGGCGCTTCCTCACAGCACAATTCAGCTTAGAGGATGACTGGGCCAAGTGGGCGCTCACTGATCCCTTCATTAATGACAAGTTGGTTGACAATTTAGCCATAATAAAATTGCATTCTGGAGATCTGTTTAGGGGAGTATACGTGAGGGCTGGCTGGTTGCTGACAGTGGCCCATGCCTTCTACAAGCAGCCTGACGGTTACGAGTTCACAGTTATTCACAAACATTCCTCAATCAGGGTGTGCCTTAACAAGAAGAAGGACTTCTTCAAAACTGTGGAGGGTCAGGATGTGGCACTTGTTTATGTTGGTGATATAGATGGTGTTAAGCGAGATATTGTCAAGCACTTTGCGCCAAAGAATGGTGTCATGTGTTCTCTGGGTTCAAAAGGTGCCCTTATCAAACCCATCCACCAAATAGCGGCAGCAGGACACTTGATGGAATCAACAACCACTGGTATTTCTATGCTTTCCAAAGAGACAGAACCCATTTGTTACTCACATGGTGCCTTTACTCTGGAGTGTGCCAAAACCTTTGGCTACCAATATGCAGGACAAAATGGAGATTGTGGAAGTGTTCTGTTACTTCCTGCATATGGCAACAAGCAACCGTTGTTGTGTGGTATTCACTGTGCTGGTCTAAAGGAGAAGTACGTTGCCCAAGGAAGTCAGAAGAGTTATGCTGCTGCTGTTTATCGCGAGGACCTGGAAGCCCTGCTACCAAAGCAGATGTTATGTTCACAGGTTCAGTGCTCAGTTCTCAAGAAGTTACGAGCCAGTACCACCAATCCTTTTGAAATCAAGCAAGTTGCTTTTCTTGGGACGGTCCCTCAAGAGTTGGCCATCAACGTCCCACATAAGACAACCCTTAGGAAATCGGAAATTTTTGATGCCATGACTAAAGTCTTAGGGCCACACTCCACAGAACCAAGCATTTTGACCCACCATGATGATAGACCGGAGGTTGAAGGATTTGACCCTTATGTGAAGGGTGTCGAAAAATTCAATGAAACAGCCTGTTGTTTTGACCATGAAACCGTTGAAGTGGCATTGCAACACATGAGCGAAGATCTGTTGGTAGAGCTCGTGAAAGTTGATGTGCCTGGTGGTAAACCCACAGTGAGAAGTGAACTTGAAATTTTGAATGGGATTCCTGGAGAGCAATTTTACGATAGTATGGACATGTCAACAGCATGTGGCTATCCCTACACACTGTCAGAGTTTGGCAAGAGCAAACGCGGATATTTGGATGGTACGCCTGGGGAGTATGTGTTGCATCGAGAGCGTCCTGTTTTTGCTGATTTCATAGAGTTGGATGAGAGTATTAGACAGGGCAGAATTACTGAGATTGTCTCCTGTGAGTGTGCAAAAGATGAACGTTTGCCACTGGAGAAAATATATCAAAGACCAAAAACACGCTTGTTTACCATTCTGCCCTTTCACTACAATATGCTGGTGAGGAAATACTTTCTTGATTTTTCCGCATCACTGATGCGCGCTCATAACACGTTACCCTGTAAGGTTGGAATTAATCCGAGCGGCTTGGAGTGGACGGTCTTAGCCAAGAATTTTTCAGAAACAGCAGATGTAGGATTCTCTGCTGACTATTCCTCCTTCGATGGCCGAGCTCCAGTTTTCATTTTTCAGCGCTTTTGCGACATTGTGGATAAGTATTATGGAGATTTACCAGGGAGTGAGAACAGTCTTGCCAGACATGCCTTACTTATGATGGCATCCAACCACTTGACCCTGTGTGGTGATAAACTTTTCCGAGTTGTAGGAGGAATGCCCTCAGGATTTTCGCTCACAGTTTTATTTAACTCACTTCTTAATGAGTTTTACATGAGATATGCTTTTGAGAGATTACTTCATCACCCCAGGAATATCACGCGCACTATGGGCATGACACAGAGAACCTTCAGTGAGTTGTTTATTGCCATTTATGGTGATGACAACTTGGTTGCAGTTCCCTTGCATCTTCGGTGGTACTCTCTGCCTGCCATTGCAGAGGAACTGCAAAAGGTTAATGTGGTGATAAAGAATGGCCTAGACAAGAATCAGGACGTTGCACAGGTCCAATTTCAACCACTTGGAGAGCTCACCTTTTTGAGCCGAGGTTTCCGGAAGCATGTTTTAGGATACTACCAAGCACCACTGAAGTGGGTGTCCATAGTTGAACCATTGCGGTGGATCCGTCCCACGCCAGAGAATCCACCAATTGATGCACTGATGCAAAATATTGAAGGGTCCCTTAGAGAAGCGTACATGCACGGAAAGTTGGTGTTTCAAGATTTTAGGGATAAGGTAGTGCAAGTTTTAAATGAGAGACGCATACCTTTTAAAACTCTTCCTTTCTTTGAAGAGCTTGAGCGTGAGTGGGTCTCAGAGGTTACAGCAGGAACGCGTGGTGCTTTAGTTGAGCCAAGTGAGCACGAACTTCTCAGTCTTCCTACAGTTGAGCAGCTCACAGTGGAACAGTACAGTCGTGAGATCAATGAGTTTGTTCCCGGAGTGCACTTCTGTGGGGCCCGAACGGCTAAACATCAGAGCACGGAAGAATTCGTCATAGTCAATTGTCTTGGAACCCCGCGCAAGACGTGGCTACGTGGTCCTGTTAATTGGATGGATTTGGAAAACAAAATATGGGCCTATACCATGAGTGCAATTGAAGTAGAACAGCAACGCCGCCTGGCTCAAGGAAAGGCAGTTAAGTTATTGTTTGTGTGTGCAGGTGGCAGTGGCATTTCCGTAGTTTGCGCTGCGTTGGCCGCTTTGGCTAGTGCCCAGTACTCAAGGAGACAGGTATTGCTGCGGTACAGACAACTCACGGGAGTTGAACAGTTGTCTTCTTCAGCTGGGGGTGCAGGTCATTATCTTATGTTGGCAGCACAGCAAGGCATGCAAGCACAATGTACTGCAGGATCATGCTCCATCATGGGTTCTAATATATATGATAGGTGTTTGAGTGTTTCCAATTGTAGAATCATTACAGGAGTATCTCCTCCAGGCACTCTACCGGGTGTCTACTCATGCACACAGGTTTCAGGCATGAGTGGAGTGAAGACGGCGGCACATTACATACAGAACCAAGATCCATTTGGCAGCAAGCTTGCCAATGTCATCCAACAGACGCATAGGCACGGAGAAACACTGTATCTATTCTTCACTGTGTTTTCCCAACTAGAGGCAGAGTGGGTAGTGAATGCCCTCACGCGTTCAGGAATTGATTTACAGGGTACACAAACCACTGATCTTTTACTGTTGGAGAGACAAGCACGCCTCATTGAGAGAAACGCTAGAGGAAGGATCTGGGTGTGGATTCAGCGAGATGAAGTAACAAAGATGCAGACTGCTGAAATCATTCTTAGAGGCGATGACATGGAATGTTCTATGAATCACTTTGTCACAAAACCCTTACCATTTGCCTCTACAGCTTTCGTGACGCACGCGAGCTTGGAACACCACATACAAAAAGCGCCAGAGGGACGGTATCATACCAGCTCTGTGGTTGAGGCCATTAAGCTCGGAATAGCAGGAGGTACCATCCGGTCAGTAACACAACTTAAGAAAGAAGTTGAGCAATACTACCCTGCACCAGGATCTATGGGCTATATGCAGCTTATTGTTACACTGCGCCTGTGGTGGGGGTGTTCTATCTCTGCACTGGCAGAACATTTCCCAGAACCACTTGTTGGGGTCTTAGAGCAGAACTTTAAGTATGTGATTCGTGATCCCACGGCTGATGAGTTTCCATACTTTAGTGCTCTCAGCACAAATGAGCGACTTGAAACTACAGTAGAGGCTCTTGGCCTTTCACTGCGACTTTGTTATGGGCATTCAGCCAAGGTAGGGCATCATGTTTTTAGGCTGCCTTCCTCCATGCCAGCGTCAGTCTATGTTCTTCTTGCCACATATCTTGAGAACGTTGTCCGGAAATTTTACAAGGAGACTGAACTTGAACAACCGGTATGGTTTCCGGAGGACGAGTCCATTGTTGCAGCACTTACCCACATTTCATTTGATTATCTATATGTTCACTCTAGTTAATATTATAGTTAGGTGTTTTGGTGGTTGGTTGCCCCCTGCGTTGCAGGGGGTGAGAGGGTTAGGTTCAGCGCTGGGCTGTGTCCGAACTTCTGAACTTCATTGATTGGAAGGACCCACTGTGCGTGCCTCGTCATGTACAGTCCCCGTCATGTACTCGGGGTTGAGCAAAGCACAATGCTCAGTAATATCATGTGTGCCCTGCTCGGTAGTAGAGTGGTTTGAGTGTCCAAACACTCTCACACTTTTGCTAGTGTGATGGTTACCCTGAATGGTACTTGGAACGTGCCAGGCTGATCTTTATTGATGGGCCATTTGTTTCCCCCTCTCTGGGTTAATGGGTAAGCTGTAAGTAAGCAGCTGCTGGCGTCCTGCACTTGTAGGCACAGTGAAGGTGAGTGGCCCACTAGCGAAGCCACACGATTGCAAACCGTACGATAGTTTGCACATGGTAGCATGATTACTACCCCTCTTAGATGGCATCACATTCATTTATGGTGTTGAGGGGACTAAAACTTGACATTTGGAATCATCGAAATGTCCATCACCTTACGAATCTTTAGTGATTCAGAGGAGGCATATCTGTGTGTTTGTTTGTTTGTACTTAGTACCACACTAGTGTGTAGACCCTGCAGAGTTCTTCTTCGTCACCTGAGTGGCTGGATAGCCTGTGGCAAGTTCCTTTGTGAGGTTTGTTTTTAGATAAGCGTATTTTGCTATACTAATTTCTAAATTGTAAAAAAAAAA